CTCAGGATTCCGTATAATATATTTTCAAAACTTAGGAAAGGATTAAATGACACAGATTCAAGCCCCAACAAATTGCCCATCGTGCAGTTCGTTACTTGAGGAGGTCAACTTTGTTTTGTTCTGCAGGAACGTTTTTTGTGACGCTAAGCAAGCAAAACAACTTCAGCATTTTGCAAAGACTCTAAAGATAAAAGGCTTAGGTGAAGCCACTATTAGTAAGTTAGAGCTTACTGATATACTGGACATCTATGCTTTATCAAAAGACGAAATTTGTTTTATGCTGGAATCTACTAAGTTGGGTGAGAAGCTATATGCTGAGATTGAAATGTCTAAGCAGGCTTCCCTGAATGTTTTACTACCTGCTTTCAGTATTCCGCTGATTGGCAAAGTCGCATCAGAGAAACTTTCAAAAGTTGTCGAAGATATTGATAGTATCAATGCACATACTTGTCAAGAAGCTGGTCTGGGAGAAAAAGCTACAGAAAACCTACTTAATTGGATTGAAGTAGATTTTCCGGAAGTAGCCAATCTACCTTTTAGCTGGAAGTTTACACGCGCAGTTCAAATGCCTACTAAAGAGTTCATTTGCATCTCTGGTAAATTAAAAAGTTATAAAACTAAAGCGGATGCGTATAAAGACTTAGAGGCAAGAGGCTTTGTAATTAAAAGTAGTATTACAAAAGAAGTTACGATTCTAGTCAATGAAAGTGGCATAGAGTCAGCAAAAACAAAAAAAGCCAGAGAGTCTGGCGTAACTATAGTTACTAATTTACAACAATTTTTATTGGAGAATTGATATGGCAGTTCCAAAGTGGACAGAAGAACGCGTTAACGCACTTACAAATTTTGTAGGAGACGAATCTCCTATCTCTCAGAGCACAGTTGCTGAAGCAGCTGAAACTCTGGAAACCTCCTCTCGCTCAGTTTCTAGCAAACTGCGTAAGATGGGCTATGAAGTAGAGCTGGCCTCCGCTAGTGCTACTAAGGCTTTCTCAGATGAGCAGGCTGCTACTCTTGCTACTTTCGTACAGGATAACAGCGGTAATTATACCTATGCTCAGATTGCAGATGCCTTTGACGGCGGTAGTTTTACCGCCAAGCAGATTCAGGGCAAGGTACTGTCTCTGGAATTGACTGAGCACGTCAAGCCTGCTCCTGTTAAGGAGTCTGTAAAGACTTACTCAGCCGATGAAGAAGCTACCTTCATTCAGATGGTCAACGATGGCGCTTTCGTTGAGCAGATTGCTGAAGCCATGGGTCGTTCCGTGAACTCTGTTCGTGGTAAGGCTCTTTCCCTCCTGCGTGCTGGCTCTATCGAAGCCATTCCTCGCCAGGAGACTCTGAAGTCTTCTACCAAGGAAGATCCTCTGGCATCCCTGGAAGACATCACAGGCATGACTGTAGAAGAAATTGCTACTTCTATTGGCAAGACTGTTCGTGGTGTTAAAACTATGCTTACTCGTCGTGGTCTGACCGCCTCAGATTACGATGGTGCTGCCAAGCGCGAAAAGGCCGCACAGTAAGATAGTAACTAAACTAATGGGTGCAGGGTTCAACCTTGTGCCCATTTTTTAGCATTCGGGAGAAATGCGATTGAATCTGGCTAGTACATTTATAAAGCAGATACTTCTGTGTAAAGATTCTGAGACCTGGTCTCAGACTCGCAGAAACTATTTGCCTGCAGAGTATCATATTATCTATGATATTATATCAAAGCATAATGACAAAAATCATATGCTTCCGTCTTTTGACGACCTTCATTTAGGGGTTCGTGACTCAGCAACACAAGAAAAAATATATGCTATCAAAGCGGAAAAAGATATTGAACTAGACCCATATACACTTCTTCAGTATTTGAAGAATGAATATGCTCAGAAAGAGATTCTCGCATCTCTCGAAACCTATGTAGACAATTCTATAGCATTTAACGATGCGGAAGAGTCTATAAATGAACTTCATCAGATTGTACTTGATATTGAAGACAAAGTAGATATTCAAGACCCCAATGAGAGTATGCAAAGTATTCCGCTGTGGGAGTCTGAAGAAGATCTTCAGAAGTATGTCGCGCTTGGATTGAATGAAGAATACGACTATGATATTCAGTTCTCTCCTAGAGACTTAATTCTTGTTGGGGGCAGGAGAGGTGCAGGTAAGTCAATTACCTGCGCTAATCTTGCAAACAACATGGTTGCTTCTGGCAAGTCTGCAATCTATTTTACCATTGAGATGGATAGCAGATCAATTCTTCAACGTTGTTGCTCAATCGCAACGGGGGTTCCATTTGCTAGATTGAAAATGAAGAACCTTAGCGTAGTAGAATGGGAAAAAGTAGCTTCTTGGTGGGCACACCGCTACACTGAAGGCTCGGAACGTCTGAAAGAATACAGAAGTCACAGAGATTTTGACAAGCTACATAATATACTAAAGTCTAGCCATGAGCTTCTCCCGACTCAGCAACTAGACGTAGTATATGACTCAGGATTAACTCTTGGGAAGATTCGTGCTACCTTGGATAAACAAGCTAGCAGAATAAAGCCTGGCATTATAATTGTAGACTATCTTAATCAAGTAAGGCGTTCCAATCTTCCTGCTCGAGGCGGACAGTACGATTGGACAGAACAAATTGAAGTGAGCAAATCCCTAAAGTCAATAGCTCAGGAGTATGAAGTACCTGTGTTCTCTCCTTATCAAACAGACGCTACAGGCGAGGCTCGTTTTGCAAAAGGTATTCTAGATGCGGCAGACGCTGCATTTGCTTTGGAGACCTGGGATCAGGAAGATGCCTGCATGACTTTTAATTGCGTAAAAATGCGCTCTGCTTCAATGAAATCTTTTACTTCTAAAATGGACTGGGAAACTTTAAAAATAGGACCAGAGCCCGCAATGTCTCCAAAAGAAAAAGAGGATTCCGACCTTAAATCTGATGAAGATATTGATGATATATAAAAAATAATTCTTGACTTTCAGAGGTATATTGTAGTATAATATATCTAATTTCTGACAATCAGGAGACTTTTTATTTATGCTCGTTCAAGTGTCAAGTTCTTATAGACCTTTATCTCGTAAGAGAAAGCTACTACCTAAAGTTCGCAGAAAGCCAAAAGTAGCGTTCCAAGAATACGTCCCAGAGTCAAAGCCATATCGTAGACCCACAAAGAGCTACCCTTCGGTAGTATCTACGGGTGCGATACGGGGCAAAGAATCTGATGACTATAAAAAAGAAGTATCAAGTAAATATACGATTGCCCCTGCGTATAATAAAGGAGCTTACCAGCTAATTGCGCAGGACAACGTAAAGGATATTGGACGATGATGAGTGAAGACGTATGGAGGTTTCTACGGAGCCTTCTAGACCCAGATATGTATGGGCATGCAGTAACAGAAGAAGTACGAAACGAAGCAAGAAAACTATTAGGAATGAATCCAGTACCTCTGAGGAATAATGACAGTACAAGAACTACTCACTAAAAGGAATATAAAGTTTCTCCCAAAAGGAGCAGACTTTTTGGTACGATGCTTAAACCCAGAGCATCCAGATAAAAATCCTAGCATGAGAGTAGACCAGATTACTGGTGTCTATAACTGTTTTTCCTGTGGTTACAAAGGAAATGTTTTTAATCTTTTTGGAGAAAAAGTAAACCAACTACAACTACGCAGAGAGAATCTTAAACGAAAAATTATACAAAAGAGTGCGGAAAGTGTTGGTTTATCTTTTCCTAAAAACTCCCTTCCATATATTGGGAATTGGAGAGAAATCAAACCTGAAACTTACAAAAAATTTGAAGCGTTTCAAAATAGTCAGAATGACTATGTTGGGCGTATTGTGTTTCCTATTCGAAGTGTGTCTGGAAAAATAGTAGCTTTTCAAGGCAGACATACTTCGAATGGTACACCTAAGTATCTTACGCTTCCTGCCGGAGCAAAACTCCCTTTATTTCCCACACCAAATCCACGAGAAGGGAAAATAATACTTGTGGAGGGACTTTATGATGCTTTAAACTTATATGATAAAGGATTGACCAACGCAGTGTGTTGTTTCGGAGTAAAAACTGTCAACGAGGATAAGCTACTTCTTGCCAAGATGCAAGGAGTAGAAGAAGTAGTAATCTTCTTTGACGGAGACGACGCCGGACAGGCAGGAGCCGAACAAGTAAAAATTCTGTGCGAGAAAATTGATCTCCCATCCAAGAACATCTATCTAAAAGGTAGAGACCCTGGAGCACTGACCCAATCTCAAGTTAACTCTTTGGAGAAAAAATTATATGCCTAAAGTTGCATTAATAGAAACTAAACCTTCTAAAACTAATTACAAAAAAGAATTCGATAACTCTTTTGACTTTGACCAGTTTCAACTGTGTTCAAATCCTACAATCAAAAAAGTATTAAAGCGAGACTGCGATATTCAGATTGACACCAATCTGTACGACTGGATTATTCTAGTAGGAAGTGAAGCTCTGAAATACTTTACTAAAATTAATTCTGTTACCGAATACTCCGGCAAACGGGTAGAGAAAAAGTTTCTCCCTGTTATAAATCCTGCTATGCTCGCATTTAAGCCAGAAGCCAAACGTACTTGGGAAGATTCCAAGACTAGCATTATTCGTTACATCAATGGTGAAATTCTAGACAAAGAAGTAGATGACTCTATTGCTTTCGGCATTTCCGACACAGAAGAATGTAACAAGTACATCCAGGATGCTATAGATCACCCAGGCGAATACATTGCTCTTGACTCCGAGACTACCGGACTTTATCCTCGTGATGGGTATATGCTCGGCCTGTCTCTGTGTTTTGATGGCGAGCGTGGTGCATATATTGATACTGCTTGTTTTGATGAAACTACAGAATCACTTTTGCAAGAATTATTCAACAAAAAGATAGTAATCTTTCATAATGCTAAGTTTGATATGGCATTCTTTCAGTATCATTTCAACTTCGAGTTTCCAAGAATAGAAGATACTATGCTTCTATCTTATTTGATTAATGAGAATCCTGGCAACCATGGACTGAAAACTCTGGCTGTAAAATATACTCCGTACGGAGACTACGAAAAGCCTATGTACGACTGGATAGACCAGTATCGTAAAGAACATGCCGTCCTTAATGACTTTTGCTGGGAGTGGATTCCCTTTGAAATCATGAAAACTTATGCGGCTATGGATTCTCTAGTAACATTTCTAGTGTATCAAAAGTTTAAGAAGATTAAACAAAATACTAAACTTCTTAACGTATACGAAAATATTCTTATACCTGGCACTCGCTTTTTGACTGACATTCAGGACAATGGAGTTCCCTTTTGTAAGGATAGGCTCTATGCTGCTCAAGAAATTATGCAGCGAGATATTGACGAAGCTATCGCAGAACTGTATAAAAATCCCAAAGTTCGAGAATTCGAGGTATCCAGTGGAAAAGAATTTAACCCTAATAGTACAGTACAGTTGCGTTCTTTACTGTTTGATTGGATTGGCTTACGTCCTACTGGCAAGAAAACAGGAACAGGTGCGGACTCAACGGATGCAGAAGTACTTGAAAGACTTGCCGAGGATTCAGAAGTTCCACGACTTATCCTTAACATACGTCAAAAATCCAAAATTAAGAATACTTATTTGGACAAAATCATACCCCAGCTGGACAGAGATGGTCACTTGCGTACTGGTTTCAACCTTCATAGTACAACTTCTGGCAGGCTTAGTTCTAGTGGTAAACTAAACATGCAGCAGCTTCCTCGCGACAATCCTTCGGTCAAGGGTTGTATCAAAGCATCAGCGGGGTCAAAGATAGTTGCAATGGACTTGACAACTGCTGAGGTATATGTTGCCGCTGTTCTTGCACAAGACAAAGCATTGATGGATGTATTCCGTTCTGGCGGAAACTTTCACAGTGCTATTGCACATAAAGTATTTCGACTGCCTTGCGAAATAGATGAGGTTGC